TGTGAGCTTGGTGAGTGGCGCATTGATGGCTACGACTCAGAAGCAGCGCATGATGAGCTACACGAGATTAAAGAGGCCATCATAGAGAGGCTAGACAGATTAGAGGAGCAAGGCTGGGATGAGTGATGAGATTGAATATGAGCCAGTGACACTGGCATATCTGAGAGCGTCAGCGGATAAGGATTGGGCAGCAGAGCTAGTCGTGAAGGACAAGGATAACTATTACACAGTCATCTCTATGTCTGACAGGGCTTTGCTGAACATGGCAAGGGACGCTACCAAGCTGGTAGCACAGAGAGGATTTTTCAAACTAGAGGAGAATGAAGATGGACTTGATTAAGATTGTTGAGCAGCACACTGAGACTGCACTAAGAGAAGCGGAAGAGATAAAGAGGGTATCGGAAACCATGAGCGGCTTTGCTGCCATGCAGAACGATAGAATTAAAGCCCTGCTGGATGATACCAGTTCTCTTCTTTATCAGGTGGCGCAGTCGCTAGACGATGCACAAGATGAAGATAAACCTACTAAGATTATTCGCCCTGACCCAGAGGCTTGGCGTTAGGACTTCTTACGCAGGCGAGCCGTTTTCTTTGCAATCTTCTTGGGCTGTTTAGAGAACTGTTTGCCTGCCTTAGTATCGCGCCGCTTCTTGGCAGATGTCGCTAGATACTCCGCAGCAGATAGCTTCTCTCGTGTCCTCTTGGGCAGATACCGCTCACCAGTAGCCTTCTTACCTTGCGTAGATGGCTTGCCAGACTTCGTTCCCCATTCTTCTTTTGTCCATTTGGAGAGACTCTTTTGTTTCTTACCCTTGCCACCGCGATAGCCACCGCCTGCTTTCTTGTAGGCAGCAGCAAGCATCTGAGCCTTACGAGCAGACCACTGACCTGCCTTGCCGCCCTTACTGCCAGCCATAATGCGGTTTTTAATCCGCTCACGCAGTTTAGGCTTGGTATATTTACTCTTCTCTGCCATTCATCTTTCTCCAAAGCCAACTCTGAAACCTTGAAAGCCTTTGAGTGAACCTAAACATGAACTTACTACGCCAAAAATTACGCTTCATCCAATCCCGATACATAGCGTTTCCCATCATAGCTCAAGCATTGCTTGCGATTATTGCCGTCAGCACGATAGCTGACATGCACCCAACCACTGTTCGGGTCGATACCATCATAGAACTCTAGGATAAGCTGGTCAAACTCCAGATTGTCCCGAATCCACTTAGCCAAGTCGATGTTGGCAACGGTGCGAATCTCGAAGTCAGCAGCCTCACCTTTGGCGTGTTGGCTCTTGGCAGAGCTACCGATGGCCTTACACAGCGCCTTGCTACGGAAGCCAGATGACGGCACGAAGGCGCGCTTGAAATGCTTTCTACAAGGCTCTAGCACGTTCTCGCATAGCGCCTTGAGCGACTTGACCTGCTCTGCATTGGGCGTGTTGTCAATGCTTAAACGCAGCGCCGTCTGGCTCTTTGTCATCTCCTGTAAGGTGAAGTGCGGTGAAAGGCGCATATCGGACGGCATCTGCTTTACAGGAGTTGTTACTTTTTTCCGCGTAAGTTCATCAGCTTGTCAGCACCCTTGATGCCGAAGCTGCTAGATACCGCGATAAAGAGAAGATATTGATACCAGTCTGGCAGGGTGTTCAGCACCTCAAAGCCAGCTTTAACATGCTCTGTCAAGGAAGGAATAAAGACTAATATAGACGGGAGGAGCAGCACCACGAGAGCAAACTCATCTTTCCACGAGTCCTTAGTAGCGTCAGCCATGTTGGCTTCCCAGTCGATTTCGCCTGTAGCAACTCGCTTTTGAACTTCAGCATCCGCCTTTGCCTTCTCTACCTTGACTGCCGCTTTCGCTTTGGTTTCTTCTACCTTACCGTCAACCCAGTTGCCAGCAATATTTGCGACTGGCCCCAATAACATCTTTAACATCGTCTTTTCCTAACCTTGCACAAGGCTTCGTTTATCATTGAAGACTCTTGCCGCTCAAACTCTGATGTCTTAACGGTTGTCTTCTTCCTAGAAATTGTACTTGTGCATCTTATCACACAGCGGCGAATATCTAAAGCAACATAGCAGATGATGTCTGCGTCTGATGTCGTCATCATGCGCTTGGTCTTGCTACCGCGACTGGTCATAAACTGGTATCGGTGGTTGTATCCGTCCCTAACGGAACACGCCTTGACTTCGACGCGGTAGTTCTCACCTTCATCGTCAAAGATAATTAAGTCAAAGCCCTCGTGGTTTACACGAGCTGTCTTGTAGCCATTTTCCTCAAAGACCGCCTGAGCCAGTAGCTCACCGATTCTTCCAATCTGGACTGCATTACGCACAGTCGAAAAGGCCATATTATTTTAATGGATTACTCGCTGCGTCTAACCCGCGCCACAAGTCATCTATCTCCCTGTTTATCTTTCCAAATCTACTATCGATTGATTTAACCTTCTCGTCAAACTGTTTAACCAAAATGTCGTTAGCAGTTGTGGTATTCTCTACCTCTGCGATGCGGTCACGCAGGTCTAGCAACTGCTTCTGGTTCTCCATTATGGTTTCGAGATTCGTGCCAAGCACAGTGAGCTTCTCTGCTGTGTCGCCATTGCCAGAGACAGCCGACTCTACAGCCTCGATGCGTCCGTAGAACTCTGCCACTGCCCAGATGCCGCCAGCCATAGTCGTGGCGATAGACAGCACAATGGCTATCCATACGCCGCGCAGCTTAGTGCCACCGATTGTAAGTTCAGTATCTTCTAAGCTCATTGGTACATATACGCTTGCTGGTCGCTGTAGATAGCTTCACCCTGACCCAGCACATCTTCCGCGCTAACATAATCGCCAGTCAGGAATTGATGAAAGGAGATGTTGCCAATGTTGGTAGCCCACTCAATGCTCAGTGCGTCACTGGTAGCAGAGTAGGAGATAGAGGCTTCAGCCATTGACTGACCATAATCCTGCGCGTGTTGGTCTGAGATGCTTGTCAAGCTCTCGCTCTTTGACGCAGCCAAGAAAGCGCCAGCGTCACGCGCATTGACTGCAATGTCTTCAATCGACTGATTGTATTCAACGACAGTATCATTATTGATGCTAACGTCATTCTGTTCGACATACTCTTGCACGGCAATCTGGTCTTCTACTGCGTTTGTTTCCTGAGCAACTTCAGCTTTCTCAGCGACCTCCTCGACGACGCTCAGTTGCACCGAAGCCACAATAAAGTTATCTACGGCCTCAGATACCTTAACCATTGACTCTTCATATTTCTCTTCCAGAGCCATCTTAGTGGTGAAATACAAAGCGCTCTGTACTCCTGCAAGAGCTTCATTGTAGGCAGTTATGTCGCCATCATTGATGATGTATTGCTCGTCATCCACTGCACTATAGTCGATGATGCCGCCGACTGAGGCGTAGTGTTCTGCGCCATAGACTGCATAACGCCCCTGCTCCAACTTGGCTGCAATCGTGCGGCTGGCATTGACTAGGTTATCAATCGTCGTCTCTGCTTGTGCTGCGGAAACGCTCAGAAATACTGAGGTTAGAATTGCTATCTTCTTCATCATCGCTTTCACCAATTCGTAGGATTTTGTCATAGTATGATTTACGGTCTTCATAATCAGGTATGAAAGTCAGGGGGTCGCGCTTCATAAGAAGTGTAGCCGCTCGACCCACAACGAGCTTGCCATTCACTGATATTGGGCAGGGTGTTGCACTGGCAAACATCGCCTTCCAAGTCTCCAGAGATTGACACAGCCTAGCCACAGATGCAATAGACATGCCCTGCTCTTTCAAGGCTTTTGCGTCTCTGCGCCTGTTGCACTCTGCATCCTGCTTATAACCGCCCATAGACAAGCCAAGCACGTTGACCTGCACACCCATTCCACGCCCTATCAGGCAGCTTTCAGAGCCACCAGACGGTGCGCTAGGGGATACAGCGGTAGGCGGTGGCGTTACATTAGATGCAGCACCAGCGCCATTGTAATTGTTTGTGGTAGATTCCGAGGGGTTGTTGCTGCTGACAGTGCTGTTGATGTTGCTCGTGTTCAGGTCGCCAGTCTGCTCATTCTGGGCGTATGCTGCGGTCAGGCACAGCAAAGAAACTAGCAGGACACGGCGCATCTCATCTTAAATCTTTTGGGAAAGCAGAGACAGGAGCAATGTGATTATTGCCCCTGCACTCGTCATTATAATAATCTCAAGTCGCTTGACACGGTTGATAGTCTCCAACCACCGTTCAGCGCATACAGCTTCATGCGTGTCAATCTGTGCTTTGACCTCGTGAACGGTGATGCGAGACATATTATTTCTCCTTGCGAAGATTAAGGGCGAGCTTCTGAATGAAGTCGTCAATCTTGGCGAGAATCTCATTGTCGCGCATAGACGGAGTTACGTTAGCAATCACCGATGCGGCTGCTACAATAGCTGTAATCCAAGTAATCAGAGTTTCCATTATTCCGTCTCTTCTTCTAGTGAGGCTTCAAGCAAAGACATAAATGCCTTACGTCCGACCTGAAGCTGGTCTAGGTTAAACTGGGTAGAGCCAATCTTGCGGTCAAGGTCAGTGATATGGTTAATCAAAACCTTCTGGTCGTCTGTGAGTTGCTCTTCAGTGTATTCTTTGTCGTTGATAGTAATGACGTTTGGTTTTTTCTCGGTCATTAGTCTCTCCTTTGATTTACGTTACCACGGCACTCCGTCAGTAGTAACAGGGGTTTTCTGCCCAGCAATATCAGCAGCCAGAGCAGCTTCGGTTTCGGCTTGGTCAACTTCTTCATATACCCAGCCAAGCACATTAGCTTCGGTCAGGGCATCAAAAGCGATAAAGCCATCAGCACTTGCGTCAGGCATAAAGCCTACAGTGCCGTAAGAAGAAGCGGTGTATTCACCATCTTCTGCTGTGCAACGCCAGTGAGCGACGACTACGCCGCCGTCATCAGTGTTGCGTTCTAAGTTTGCGATAGTCCAAGTTGCCATTTTAGTTCTCCGTTAACAGGCCATTAATACGCACGGCACACAATAAGAACCATCGTCATATGTGTGCGATACATTAGTTGAAGTTACTTTTGCGATTGTTTTGCTGCGAACAATGTCGTCACCCTGTGGCTTTGCAGTGCCGTCACCAGCAGACATTAACAGGTCGCCACGAGTAACAGTCGTGTCTTGTGCAATGCGAATGACCATATCACCTGTCATCGCAATGTTCATATCGTTAAACTGGTCATCGTCATTATCCCAGTTGACAAACACGCCAGCAACATTTGGGTCGCCCTCAACAGACGAAACAGCCATACAGTTAAGCTGCTCATTATCTTCTGTGTAAGCGTCTTGCGCTTCGGAAGCATCGTGTGACCAAACAGCCATCTGGTCTAGGTTGGTCATCACCGTTCCCTTGACGATTGCTTCATCTTTTGTGCCATCAGTAAGCTGCGACCAACGTGCCAAGTGACCACCGTTATAAGATACGGTTGTTCCTGATACGCTGATTGAGCCTTCAAGTGCGCTGTCTTGTGCAATATAAATGACGATGCCATCATTTGTTTTGCGGTTGAAAATGCTTGTGTATTGCCCTGCTACTGTAAAAAATGACCGCCCTGTAGCATAATCAAACTCAATACCAGTGTTGGTATATGATGGAGTAGTTTTTGCGAACATAAAATCGCCGTCACTATTGATGCGCATGCGTTCTGTGGCGGCAGTGTAAAACTCAACTGTGTTGCCGCCTAGCCCAAGGCCAACTTCTCCTCCGCTATCGTTAACACCAACTATTGCATTGCTACCATAAGCAGAGCTGCCACTTACAACAATATGCTCATTAGTTGCATTTTTTACATCTAAAATAGCTATAGGCGAACTCGTGCCGATGCCGACATTACCGCTGCTGTCGATACGCATTGATTCAGATGAACCGTTGTTTCGAGAAAATATCATATTTCCCGTGTTGTTTTGGAAAATTAAATTTGCGCTGCCGCCAGTATAAATTGTGCGGTTTGATGCGCCGAGATAAATGTTACCCTCTACATGCAATTTGTCTGCTGGCGAAGACGTGCCGATGCCGACATTCCCACTGCTGTCGATGCGCATACGTTCTGTGTTGTTTGTTGCAAGTAACAAATTAGCGTTTGCTTGGTTGTTTATAGACGCATCACCGCTAGAATTAAATTGTCCAATCTGAAAACCGTTAGACGCTCCAGTGTATTGTTGTCTAATTTGTGATGAACCTACTACATCCAGTCTTGCATTTGGCGAACTCGTGCCAATGCCGACGTTGCCCGAACTGTCGATACGCATGCGTTCTGTGGCGTTAGTCTGGAATATAGTACTATATGCTCCAGTGTTCTGTATGTAATAGTTACCGCCTACCAGAGCGTGTGTAGCAGTTGAAACACCGTCTGTTAAGCCTATGGTACCTGAAACGGAAAGTCTATAGGCAGGACTACTCGTGTTAATGCCTACATTCCCACTGCTGTTGATGCGGAGGCGTTCTGAGCCATTAACTGTTGCAGCTAAATGAGAACTACCAGCGTTTATGCTTATACTTGAGCCTGAATAAGCTGATATTGCATCAGTATAAAAAGTGCCACTTTGAACGTAAGAATTACCAACAACATGCAGTGGTGCAGATGGCGAACTCGTGCCAATACCAACGTTCCCGCTGCTGTCGATACGCATAGCTTCTGTGCCAGAACCAAGATGCCAAGAAATATACGAACCTGAAGCATTTCCCATAAAATGCTTCATTGCACCAGCGGCACTTGCGTGGTCATTTCCGTGATACTGCACAATGCTACCACGACCAGTGCTAGTAGCGTTGCCGCCGCCACCTATAGATAAACGAGATGTATCGGAAGCATCTGATGTGTCAGTTGAAATTGTAGGTGTTGCTCCACCAAAAGTTAAATCAGACGTAGGCGAACTCGTCCCAATGCCTACAAAATTCTCGTCTGCACCTTTGCCCCCAATATAAACTGCTGGCGTTTCTGATGCTTCAAGACCATCTCTGTTGGTGTAAAAGAAAAGGCTGCCATCGCCAAACGCATCATCTGCTTTTGCAATAATCCCAAACTTATGCGGAGGTGAACCACTGCTATCACTATTTTGGAAAATAAGACCGCCAAGTAAATCTCCGTCAGCCACAGTTGTGTTGGTGCTGGAAAGAGTAATGACTGGGTTGCTTGCCCCCTCAACAGTCAGCCCATCAGCCGTGACTGTGCCATCTACATTTAAGCTCGTGTTGAACTGACCAGTCGTAAACGTGCCAGCCGCAGGGGTCGTGCCGCCGATGGTCGTGCCGTCGATAGTGCCGCCGTTGATGTCTACAGAAGTAAATGCAGGACTGGTCAGGGACACAGTACCGTCATTCATGTCAGCCAAGTCAGCCATAATCTCACGAATGGCGTTGTTAATGCCGCTGGGAAGACAGCCCTCCGCTATGTCAACCGACTGAATGTCCGTGTTTGACGCGGCTGTTTTGCTGTAATCTGTAATACTGTTCTTTGCCATGATTTATTCCTCTTCGCCGTCTTCTATAATGGCGCTTCTAAGAAGATATGCTTCAATTCTTTGATTGCTCTTTTGACGCAACTTCAATGTAACACGTTTTTTCAAAAGCTCTGCCATAAACTTAGGGTCAAACACAGCCTGAATAAGCACATCTTTAACATTTTTAGCTGGCAATTTTAACATAAGTTTTTGAGCCGTTCTTACACCAGCGCCAGCCATTACCAACGGTGCGCCAGTCGCTTGACCAGCAGCAGTCATGCTGCCAAGATTTGCACCAATAACTCTAGTAAACAAGTCAAATATAGCGCTCTCGTTTTCGAGAAGCCCTTCTACAGTGCTTGTTTCGGCTATTGCATCCTCAAATCTTTTTGCCTCTTTCATTATGCTATTAAGATTATCGGATTGAGCTTTTGTCAAAGCGCCAGACGAAATCAATTCTTGCTTCATTGTTCGTCCAGTAGCAGGAATTTTTCTATTCAAAAAACCTTGCAACTGAGCAGAAGATATACCGCCAGTTTGTTTCGAAGTGGCTGTATTCAAAACACTTTCAAATATTGCAGACCTTAACCCCTCAAGGGCTTCACCACTTTTATCTGTCTTGGCTAACCTAACCATAGATAAAAAATCTTTAGATGGTGTATCTGACTGCAAAGCACGGGCCACAACCTTGCTAGGGTCTTCTGTTTTCAGAAACTTAGCCGCAACTTTTCTTTTGTCAAAAAATGCACTAGCCTGTTTCTTTGTTTTGTTTGCCCTTTCGGCAAATTGCTGTGCCGATTTGATGTCAGAAAGCTGGTCTGTCAAACCAATCTCATCAATTATCTGCTGGTTGTTTCTAAGGAAACGAGACAGGCTGCTGACATTTATTTCGTCTGTTACTGGATTCCTTCCCACTTGATTTGTCATAGCAAGAATAAAATCTCTTTGAGCCTCAAGCATGTCAGGCTGTCGTGATATAGCTTCCTCTGTGTATGGCCCTACGGAAAGAGGCTCAGCAGCTTCTCTAAGCTCCCTCATCTCTCCAGTCTTTGCTTTGCTTAAAACATCTTCAGCGCGTATTGACTGACCGCCAGTGCGAGTAGTTCCTAAGACCCTTCCAGCAAAGGTGTTTGTAATTTTTTCATTTAACTTACGAGAAAAAGCACGGGCTATGTTGGCCTCAATACCCTGAACTGTTTGCAAGTCTTCCAAAGAAGCGTCAGCAATATCTTTCATCAATCTTGCATCATCAAACTTACCGTCTGCTCTAAGCGCTCTAGCTTGTTTTAGGGCAACAGAACGAACCCTCAACATATCACCGCTTGTTACAATGCTTCCATTTCCCGTAGCTTTAGGAGTTGTCGCTCCAAAAACACGAGCAATAAGCTCATCTGCATTTTCTGACGGAGCATCATCAACAGCACGAAAAACTCTTTTAGAAAACTTCTCAATAGGCGCAGGTAAATTTTCTTCCTGCAAAAGCTCTGCACGAGCCTTAGATATTGCATTGGCAGTTGCATTAGGCTCAATACTCAAGTCTTTATCAAGAGATTCCCAAAGGCGCGTCTCAGTTGCGCGAGCATCTTTCATCGCATCTTCAATAATCAACTTTGCCCTAGAGCTTGCATCTTCAACATCTGTCGGCCCTAACCCCTCAACAGAGCGCATAGCATCCATTGCCTTTTGTTCCGCTCTGACAATGCGATTGTCCAACAACCCTTCAAGATAATCTTTTCTAATTTGAGCAGCCACAACAATTTTGTCTGGGTCGCCAGTCTGCAACAATTCCTTATACTGCTTGTTAAAGGAGGCAATAGTTTCTTCTGCTTGTTTTTTATATCTTGCGCCTACGTTTCCGCCCTCACTAATCAATGTTCTTTCGAGAGAAGATATATACTGGCTATCACCAACCTGCGCCGCAGTTAAAGACTCGACATCAAGGTCGCGGGACAAAACATTATCAGCATACTCAATAGGGTCTATACCTTCCGCAAGAACACCCTCTTGCAAGATTCTGGCGGCTTCATTTTTGTTGCCGTCTGGCAATTTATCTTCCACAGCAAGCCGCATTTTGTTAATCAACTGCGGCGCAAAACGAGAAACAATCATTGTCGGCGTGAATGTTGCGGCAACCTCACCTACAATTCTTGCAGAGGGAGATGATGGAGCAAGTGATTCAGCAACGGCTGCTCCAAGCCCAGCCGCCGCACCAAGACCTGTTTCAGTAGCAAATGTTGCTACTGGTGTTCGTCTTGCTGTTTCCATTATTTCACGACCAGCGCCCCTGAGAACACCAACGGGTTTTTGAAGGTCGCGCGCAGCCATTAAGGTTTTTGGCGCAGACCTCAAGGCCGCCGCACCAAGACCAGCGCCACCAGTAATTGTCGCTCCTAAGGTTTCCCCAGCAACAGCAGCGGGGCGAAACCTTTCTGGAACATCTTCAATTGACTCATAACCGAATCCAACATCCGAAAGTTTTTCTCTTAAAAAAGCACCACCACCTATAGGTTTTTCTGCTGTAGGAATACCTAAGAATTTTGTAACCCCAGAGGCCACGTCAACAGGCAAGCCCAACAAACCAGCTGCGCCAGTATATAATCCACGCAAACCATACTCGGCAACATTAGTGCCAAATGACTTTGGCGACCCTAAATCATCACTTTGATTTTTTAATAAATTACTTATATCGCCTGCAATAGCTTTAGCTGCATCAACGTCACCAGCAGCATCAGCCCTTAAGAGTGCGCCCTCTAATTCTTTAATCGTTGGCATCGCACCACCTATTTGTACATTTCGTAAGCTGCCCGCCCCTCAGGAGACAGGCTGCTTGCATTGCGATTTCTACTTTCCAAACGCCGTTGCGCTCCACGAGCAGAGCCTCTTGAATCAATACTTTCCGTTTCAAGTCGACGAGTTTTTTGCAACATAATTTCATACGGAGCTTTTACAGCGTTAAGTTCCCTTATAGATTGCTGTAGTTCTTTTTGTTTTTTCGCAGATGTTGTTGCGCTTAGCTCGCTTTGCAACAAAGACTTTTCACGTTCAATTTTGTTAATAAGGGCTTCTGTTTTTGCTTTAGCAACAACATCGCTATCAGTTGTTTGCGGTAGATTTTTTTCAACAACATCTTTAACAGCTTTTGTGTACCTAGAGCCTAAGGCCTTTGTTAAGCCAATTTGGGTTTCTGTATTCATGCTATTTAATTGAGCTTTTGCTTCAGCTGTTTCCTTAAAAGCCTCAAAACCCAAAGCGCGAGGAACAGCACCTATAACACTCTTCCCAAAACCATAAACGTCACCACCTGCCGCTGTTGCTATATCGGGAACATCTTGCTCAGTAACCTCAGGCAAATCTGGTGTCAACGATGGAGCTATAGAAGTTGAAGCAAATGGGTCTATCTTTTCTTTAGTAACAGGGTCAAATAAAACTTCACGACCATCCTCATCTTTTATTTTTATATAGTCAGGTTTTCCTAACGCTTTTATTGCAGCGGCCTGCTGAAGCTGGCTACCCAAACTTTTCTGATATGCTTGCTGTGCGCCAAGAAGCCCCTGCCCCAAAGAAGCAGATGTGCGAATAGGTGTCCGTGATGGGCCTTGACTTAAAAGCCCCATACCCAACTGAGTAATAGCTTGCTTCTGAGCCTGTCTGCGAACATCTTCACCAAGTAGTTTTTCGAGTTGAGTACCACCACCAAAAAGATTACCAGAACGATAACTCTGCTGAACAGGAGAAACAAACCTATCAAATAATCCTTTAATCATTATGACCTCCCTAGCAATCCGCCAATCAACGCACCAGTAAGCGGGTCTTGCTCGTATATTTGAGAGCCAATCAATGCACCACCCAAGAACTGCTGCCCACTGCTAGGCTCATAATATGGCGTAATCTGCGTTGAAACCTTACCCATTGGGAAGCCAGCAATAATGTTCTGGTAACGAGACAACTGCTCCATCGGAGATGTCTGCTCATACTGATAACGCTGCATAGCTTCTTCAATGCCACGTTGCGCTTGAGCTTCACGAGCAGCACCGACTTGTTGCAGGCGGGCAATGTCAGAATAGTCAGCAGAGGCCATCGCTGGGGCCATCTGTGCAGCTTGCAGGCCAAGACCGCGCTGTGTGGCAAAGTCACGATAGGCTACATCAGCAGCTACATCACCCAATGCACGGGCTGTAACGTCAGCAGCAGCGCCAGAACCCAAACGACCACGCTGAGCTAGTTGGCTCTGCACACGGGCTTGTACGGGGTCTAGCGCACGTTGTATAGCGCCAGTAAGCAGACCAGACTGTGCAGGCGGTACATACTGACCTTCAGGGCCAGTACCACCAAGAAACGAACCAACAGTTGCCTGTGCCTGCTGTGTCAGTGGACTACCAGCTACGGCGCGTTGTTCCTGCATACGCAGTGCTTGCTCTGTCTGTGGTGTAAAGCCAGCATAAGTTTGACCTTGAAAAAACTGCGGCGCACCAGCTTGATACTGGCGCAATGCCTCAGACATACCATACTGCAAGAAGGGTTGAGCAAAGGCATCAACACCTGTCTGGGTTACTGTTTCTGTAGTTCCATCTGCCATTTTATTTACCTCTGGCCTTAATTTATACGGTTATCCACCGTTTGTAAACGCTATCCTAGAACAGCGTAATGAAAAAGAATGTCATCTGTATTTGCGTTGCTACGATGTGTAAGCGTGAAGGTTTGCTTGCCCACGCTACTAATATAGAGATGAGATAGCTCTTGGGCTGCATTAGACGATTTAGGTGTCCAAAGAATCACACTGTTAGGGTTTACGCGCAAATCACTAACTGTTGTGGTTGTAGAGCTTGCAGTCAACTGAAACGCGCCAGTAGAGTTTATCTTACCCTCCACAAGGTTGTTCACCACCTCCGCAACCTCACGAGGCGTACCACCCATATTCGGAAGTCTGCGGTATTGGTTAGCCATTACCTGCGTCCTATCGTGTTGGCATCAACGTCAATGCCCTGCGCCTTCTTCCACTCGCCACTCAAGTTCAAACGCACCCGATGGTAGCGTCCGTTAGAGCGTACAGGACAGAAGTTGTCATTGTTCAACGTAGATGCGCCACCAAATGTAAACGTATCAACCTGACGATTACGAGATGCAACTTGCGCCGTCACTGTGCCAGTAGAGTTTTCACGCAAGCTAACATATGGAATGACGTTGTTCAGCAGTGAGTGAGAACCCTTACGCACCTCAAACTCAGCAGTCTCTACTGTTGCGCTCAATGTGCTTCCTGTGAAGGTTTGGATTTTTTTGTCTTTGGAAGCGGCAAATAGAAACTCGCCGCCGCGATAGACAGCACCATCGAGAGAAGCAGGTAGAACGTCAAGATTACCAAAAGCAGCATCAAGAGCTTCAAGAGTGTAGCCAGCGGTATAAATAGGTGCAACCATATCCACAGCAACAGATGCGGTACTCCACTTATCAAGCGCATAGTTATAGATAATAAGTTTGTCAGGTGAACCATTCGTAGCCGCCGTACTCGCATAAGACCAAACAATAATCTGGCGCAGAGGGTCAGCAGAGGCAGTCATATTCTTAGCATATGCGCCGTCCCAATCCTCCAAGAAGAAGCGGTTTACCTTCTCTGCACCGATGGCGCGAGAACGCTCACCATCAAACATATAGAAGCCGTCATCAGCCAGATAGAAGACACTGTGACCAACATTACAAACGCTGCCAGCAACCTTACAACCACGCACTGTCTCCACCTTGTCAAATTGGAATATCAGTGGCGCACCGATGTAGCTACCGCGCACAATGCCTTTCTCCATAAGAATAGTGGCATACTCACCGCCGACAAGTCCAGTCACATCGCCCATATCCTGAATGTCTTGGAAGTCAGCTTGAGTCGTAGCAGACACAGCCCAGCTTGTGTAATCACCCAGCGCAGACCAGCGCACACGGTATGGCTTGTTGCCATCTGTTGAATCATGCGTAAAGCCAGTCATTACAAAGTCACGCACAACAGCAAGATACTTAGCCTTCGGAGCATCAGCAGAAAGGTCAGCAAATGGGCCAGCACTTGCAGCAGTAGTTGTTTGAATCGGGTCAGCAAAGTTTGTGCTGATTACAGCCTCACCAAACTGAACAAAACGAGGGCGGTCTTCTGCACCCGTGCTGTAGCCGCCAGCCTTGCTAATGTCATCTAACGAACCATCAGTCGTATCAAACTTGTAAATCTTTGTACGGTCAGCAGCATACAAACCGACATTGCCATCATCATCGGCAGCAGCAAACATGCCTACAATTACCTCATCGGCAACGCCACTAATGGGAGAGATGTTCTGCATGCTCTCATAGCCAGCAGCAGCAGGAATAACATTGTTAGCTACCGTGACACCTGCATTACCAAAATCTGATTGGTCAGGTAAAAATTCCCCAAAGCTAATCATTGCGAACTCCAGCTTTCATTTCCAGCAGACACGTTTGTCCAAGTATCAGAACTAGCAGCAATCGGTGTCCAGCTCTCACCTTCAGCAGACACCACAGTCCAGCTCTCACCTTCATCTGCTACCTCAGACCATACCTCACCTTCGGCTGCAATAATACCCCACAATTCGCCTAGTTTTTCAGCTTCTACGGCTATTGTAGCGACAGGCTGCGGGTTAGCTGTGGCGAACACTTCAAAGTTAGCAGTGACATCTGGGATGGTAGCAAAGGTTTGCAGGCTAGATGTAGCGATAGCAAGCAGGCCACCCTCTGCATTGACAGACGCAGATGTAGATGCAGAGCTATCGCCAACTCGCACACGGATGCCAGCAGAGCTAACACTTGCAGAGGAAGAGATAGATGATGCACCAATTTGGATGCGAATACCGTCGGCAGATACGGAGACATTTGCAGACGGTGACGATGCACCAATGACAACCCTAATAGCTTCCGCTGTCGCTATAGCCGATACAGATGGTTGGGCAGCGCCGACAACAATACGCACACCCTCTGCCGACATTGTGGACGGCCCAGCAAGTGCAGACGCGCCGAACTGGATACGGATACCATCAGCGGCGACAGTGCTGGTAACATTTATGTTACTCGCGCCAAGCTGGATGCGTATGCCTTCAGAGGTTACGGTAGATGATGTAGATGCTGCGGCAGCACCGTCAAAGATACCAAAGCCAACAGCGGCTACAGATGCAGATGTGGATGGGGTGGATTCACCCTCACGCAGGGCAGCAGTCAGCCAGATAGAACTATCTAGTGAATACGGGAGACTGTCTAAGTCACCCCAGTTATCTAACTGCTCAAGTGTTGGCCCTACGATGTCAGCCATGACTAGGCCGCCGTAATGTCAACGCCTGAAGCTGCTACCTTAAAGATGTCGCCATCGTTAATTGTCTTGGAAGCCGTCAATGCTGCGTGGAACAGCAGGTTGCCAGAGGACGAAGCATCGTAAATACCGATGTGTGTAATCGTACCCCAGTTACCACCAGAGGCAGCAGGGAACTCAACAGCACCGCTATTAGAGGCAGTGCCAGATGATGACGCACCAAACGCCATAGCCTGACGTGCATAGCCGTTGCCGCTTACTTCAGCGCCAGTGCCAGCATCAGTCGGGTCAGCAGTGTGCAGCCCAATATAAACAGCGGCAGGAGCAGAGGTGCTGCTTGTGCCTAAGAAGTGGTCAAGGAAGGCATCTTCCAAATAATCGCTCATTGCGCTCATGTCTATTCTCCGTAATCAGATTTCATTTGAAGAGCAGAACCAGCAAACTGACTCTCAGCTTCTTCACGTTTAATCTCTGTAATTGCGCGTGTAAACAACTGCTCATACAAAGCAGTCTTCTGGTCATCCATCAAATATACACCAGCAGCGCCCAAAGAGCCATATAGATATGCGTCAGGATGACGAGTTAAGATTGTATTGCTAGTGTTACTGTCAGACAACTCATCTACACCCTCACCGTAAATAAGCTCTGCCGTGTAGGCGCTATCAGGTGTAGGTGCAAACTTAATCTCGCTGCCAAAGATTGTATAGGCGCGAGGCTTGCCTGTTGCATTAGATGTGTAGTGGCTGTCAAGCGCCATAGGCGTGTAATACTCAAGCACTTCAGCAGGTGTTGTATTTAGCTTTACAGAGCGAATAGAACGCAAATCAGTTGGCAGAGAGACAAACGCATCGCCAGCAGACAGTGTAGCGTTAGCACGTTTTGTCTGAGAGCGTGTACCAAGCTCACGGCTCATACGCGCCTCTGCAAGAGAGATAAACTCAGGGATACGGTCAGTTAAATCATCACGAGCTAAGAAGTTCGCAATCGCCGTTTTAAGTTCTGCGTAAGTTCCGATTGCCATTATACTCTACCGCCACTTGTTCTAAAGAACCTGTTATCATAGTCATTGAGCCATTTCTTCCAGCCTTTAGGGTTATCTTTGGGCTGTCCTAGCTCTTGAATTAGCTGATGATACAATGCTGTGGGTATTTCCGCAACCTTCTGTTGATGTCGCTGCGTATTACCTTGCAGGCTACCAGAGCGGTATTCATTGCGTTCATCTCGGTTATTAGCAAGAAGAGCGTCAACATTCTGACTGCTCTCAAAAATCATTTTACCGTCTTCGTCAAAATGCGCCCACGTCTCTTTCCCTGTGACCGCATCTTTTTGTAAAAGTCTCTTCTTCATCTTTCTCCCCTAAAGTGAACGGGGGTAGCCGAAGCTACCCCCTCAACACTTACGACAGGTCGTAAACAGCCGCGTGGGCTTTCGGTGCTGAAACTTTGAGTGTCCATTCAGTGATGATTTGGAACTTCTCAGAGTCACCCGTCTTCGCCATTTCTTGAACGGTGAAGTTACGGTTAGGCAGTGTGCAGACAGAAGCGTAATCGCTGTCCAAAAGATACACACGGTCATCCGAAGCAAAACGGTCGATTACAACGTCAAGCTGGCCGAAGTCGCTCAGATAAAGCGAAACTGACCCAACGATAGCTGCTTCACGAGGAGCAGTATAGTTGATTTGGTTGGTTGCAACTGAACCGCTGTTCAAGTCGCTGAAAGCGGCTTTCTTAGCAGGAGAAACAACCAGCATGTTAGGCTGACCACCATCGGTGTAAGCAGCTTGCATTGCAGTGTCGATTTGAGCCAGAGTCAAAGCGCGGTTCGTGCCTGACATATCAGGAACATCCGTGCCGTCACCAGTAGCAGCAGAAGTGCCAGAAGCATCATCTACGTTGGTAATCCAGCTTGACAAAGTACCAGCTTTACGCGGGTCAGAAGCAGAACGTGCAGTATCAGAGTGCAGATACTTTTCGATGTCACGACGCAGCTCAAGACCTTTCAAAACTTTTTGATAGGCAACTTCTTTGTCGCGGCCTGCTTTATCAACAGCGTCCAGAGTACCAGAAACTTGTGCATCTTTTTGCGAGATTTGCATGTAGTTGCCCAAGCGAGTAGTGGCAGTCGGCGTATCATAAGTAGCGTCAGCACCTTCGTTCTGGTAGTTGGTTGCTGAAGCAGCAGCCAGTTCTTGTACTTGCCATTCGACAAATACGCCATTTCCTGTCTCTTTTTTCAGAGCAGAAAAGATGGGGGTTTCATCAGGGTCGATGCGAGTGATTACATCACTCAGGTCTTCCCGTTCACCAATAGCATTGGCAGTAGTAAATTGAGCCATTTTAAGACCTCATTCTCTCTAATATTAAGTCCACAGCAGCATCTTTGCTGCCAGTTTTATTTAGGCGTTCAAGTGCCTGTTTGTCACGATTAGCTCTGACTTGCTTCTTGGACTTTGGAGTACCAGACTTAACTGCTTTTGGTGCTTTGCGAACCTTCTTCTGAGCAGCAGGCTTCTTAGCCATAAGCTCATCGTAGAGGTGCGCCTTGCGTAAGACTTCGATTGCACGAGAGTCACTAGCCGTCGCCAGTTCTTCTTCACTGTAACCGATGCGCTGTGCATAAGAGATAACATTTTGCTTCTCTCGCATAGCCACTTCGTCATCACGCCATTCAGGAATACGTTCAAGCAACTGCTTCTGTTGCTCTGCAAGATACGCTTGGTGCTGTTGCGCCATTTGCTCTTGATTCTCTCGTTCTACCCTTGCACGTTCTGCTTGTACCTTTGCCACATTTTCTTTGCGGTCACGGAAAGCATCACGTTGCTTGGCCCATTCGAGAGGGTCTTCCTGATAGAGCTTATCCCAATATTCTTTGGGTTGCTCTGGCACTGAGTTAAGCTGGGCTTCAATAGCTTCCAAAGCTCGCCCATACTTCTCGCGTTGCTGCGCTAAAGCTGCCGATTCTGCCTCAGAAGTCTTGCGAAGTTCTGCGGCTTCTTGCATACGCTTTTGCGCGGCTTGTTCTAGCTGATATGATTTGACAAGCTCCTCAGAGGTTACTTGTATTTCCTCACCATCAACTTTTACGGTATGAAGTTCTTCCTCAACGTACTCTACGTCTTCGGGGTCAACGTCATACTCTTCATCATCAAATTCCTCTTCCGACTCAGATAGCTCTTCAGCGTCATCGTCTTCCAGTTCCTCTTCAGATGTGGCTTCAACTTCTTCAGCATCTTCAAGAATCTCTTCTTGCTCTACTGCTTCTGTTTCAGCTACAGGCTCTTGAATATCGCCGCTTGCCTCTTCAGGGGCGTTGGTATTCAAGAGAAGGTCAACAGCTTGACCTTTGTTTAGAGATTCACCAGCTCCTAACAGGGTACTAGGTTCGTCACTCATTTTTAATCTCCTCTACGGATTCTTTAGGAGTTTAACTCCAGTTTCGCTAAGTCACCTGTCTCGATGACTTCTGACAAATGGCCTCGCACCACCATTAGTGCTTGGTACATTTGAAAGAGCGTTTCTCGTTCATCTTGCGATGACGAGGAATCTTTCAGTGCGTTCATGTACTTCTCCTCAAGCACATCAAACGCTTCAACAATCAAGGGGTCGCGCATCAATGCTTTGGCGCGTTCACCCCTGTTTTGTTCTTCCCTTCTTTTCCCTTCATTCATCGGCAGTCTCCTCTACTGTTGCAAAGTAGCAACACAATGCTTTTTAGGCAATAGGCAATCAGAAAAGACCGCCAAGATTAATATTGGTAAAATCAATACCCTTAAACAAATTTTTAAAATAATCGTCTAAATCAGGCACAGCAGAAGCTGCGGGAGTAGGCTCTGGCTTTGGCTTGGTTGCCTCAGCATATTCTGAGTCAGATATTCTTTCGGAGCTAGTTGTTTTTTCCAACTCATAGCGCGTTTTATCACCGACCTCGACAGGCACTAGACTATAGCTGGTCGTGGTTCTATGTGGCTTATCTCTGTATCCCCTACCAATCTTAACAGCCTTCTTGCCATATGTTTCCTTAAAGTTATCATCAGCCCAAGACTGAGCAGCTTCTTGAGTTGCAAAACTCGCTCTGCTTGTCACCGTTCTTTTTCTTGTTCTTGTTCCCCCAGTTATCATTTCCTCGCCTGTACCATCTGTCATGTCATACATTTTGGCTGCATACTCATCTCTGCCCTTATCAAGGTGGTCAGTCACAAATGAAGCAAAGGCTTCATTCGAAGTAAGGATTTCAGACGGTGTATTTTCTGTTGGTTTAAGAACGCCATTTTGCAGCAGTTTAACAACAAAATCTTCTGAGCCAACAGACGCACCCTTCATGTTGCGAGCAAGATAATAACCACTTGTTTGTAGCTTCATAATATTTTCTGGCGCAGCGTTAAGGGCTTGCTCATCAATCTCAAAACCATAATTATCTACAAGGCTGTTAGCCATAGACACGCCAGAGTTCATTGTTTCTTGTGCAAATTTATCGCCCACACCACGATATGTGTCTGCTGCGCGTACACCGCCACCAACGGCAAACCTACCGTCTTTGAGGTCAAAATCCCCCTGAATACGCGCATAAGTTCCAGCAGCGCCGCCCTTTAGAGCGGATGTTATTGGCTTAACAAGAGATGCCGCCGTAAAGAACGTCCCAAGCCCCGCAGGCAAAAACCCCGAAGCTGGCGCGCCAGACGCAGATGCTGTTGTTACACCCGCTAGGCTTGCGATTTCATTCGCTGCACTGATGACATTAACTGCCTCTGCTGGAGTTTCGATGCCACCCTCAAGGTCCTCAAGCCC